CAAAAAGCCGCGTGTACAGGATATAGACAAGCCGCTTACAACGATAGTAAGCAGCTGCAAGCAATATCTTGTATCGCCTTATCTTGAACAAATTAATCATAGTGGAAAAGAAACAAGAGGGCAAAAACTCAATAAGCAAGTTCCGACAATCACATCAAAACACGGCTTTGCTTATATTTCTCCTGCACTTATTCAATATCACAGTGAAACGGCTAAATCAGAAGTAAGAGGTCAACAACTCAATCAACCTATTTATACAATCGACGGCTCACCGAGATATGCTCTTTTTACACCGTATCTTTCTAAATACTTTGGCGGTGTTGTCGGAAGCAAAATTAATAAACCATTACCAACCGTTACGGCAATAGACCATAATTCGCTGACTATGCCATATTTAACTCAGTATTACGGCGGTGCAGACCACGCTAACAGCGTTTTAAATCCTTTGCAAACAGTAACTGTTAAGCCTCGGCATTTCTTATGCGAAAGCTATATAACTATACTCCGCAAAAATATGGACTGTAAAGCTATTAATGAGCCGCTTCCCACTATAACAGCTCACGCAAATCACTTTGCAAAGACGGATGTTTATTTGAGAGAATACGATAGTAAAAAACTCGGACATTGGAATGAGATAAGAGAGTTGCTCAACGCCTACACAGATTGGAATATATCGGCTAATCAGGTGCTTATATTCTGCATTAACGGAGTTGAATATTTTATATCCGATATAGGCTTACGAATGTTACAGCCGAAAGAATTATACAAGGCGCAGGGCTTCCCGGACGATTATATTATTGATAAGGATTGCAATGGCAAGGAATATAACAAGACAAAGCAAGTGGCGAGGTGCGGTACCGCAGTACCGCCGCCGTTTTCAAAAGCGCTTGTTATGGCAAATTGTAAATGGCTGTGTGATAAATCGTGCAACAATATGAAAGAATTTAATGCAGTAGCAGCAGGGTGAGGTGATTTGATGATATTTTTAGAAAAAGGCAATTTATATTTGGGTTGTAGAATAGCTGACAATAATGGAAATGTAACTGAACAGACCGAACCTAAATTTGTGAGTGATGATAGCGGTACTTGCGTTATTGTCGGTGTACTCGATTCTGAAACAAAGGAGCAGGTCGGAAAAGCGGATATTTTCGGCGATTTTAACGCAACAGGATACTTGAAAAAGGTTCTTAAATTGTTAGCGCCCGAAAGAGCTATTGATATTCCAAATTTCAAAAGGATATTTGCCGCTGCATTTAATGACGATATAAATATATGCGATTACTGTAATGAGTTTCAATGCAATAATTGCATTGTTTCCAAATGGAAAGAAGAGTGTCAGAGGTGAGAAAAATGAAAACACATAAAATCAAACTTTTTTTGAATTTCTGTGATGATGTTTTATCAGGAGATAAGAGATTTGAAATTCGAGAAAATGACCGAGGTTATCAAAAAGGCGACAGGGTTGTTTTTCAGCCTTATGAGCCAAGCAACCCATTCGTAAAGCACCCTATAACCGACAAAGTATATGAAATAACTTATGTTCTTAACGGTTGGGGGCTTAAAAACGGATATGTGGTTTTTGGAATCAGGGAGGTAAAAAATGACTTGTAAAGATTGTTATCATTATGATGCGTGTAAATTTTATAATAAAAATTTACCTGAAGAATATGACACTATTGAATGGCAATGTGACAATTTCAAAGATAAATCACTCATTGTTGAGTTGCCTTGCGAAATAGGCACAGAATTATTTTTAAGTGATAATCTAATGCAACACCATAGGCTAAAAGAATATAAATTTATAGGTGAAAGAGTTGTTATGGTGATTGAATGTTTTGAATTTCAAAGAACTCGTAAAATGTTTCTTGACGAATATTTTGGAAAAACTGTATTTCTTACTAAAGAAGAAGCAGAAGCAAAACTAAAGGAGATAGAAAATGGAACGACCTAAAAATCAGTATTGCCGATACTGCGCAAACGCTCTTGATTATAACGGTGAGTGTACCGATTTCATTTGTACTGCAAAAGCACCCTGTGGAGATGACGGAGCAGGTAGGTTTTACAAAGCAACTAAAGCAAAAAGGCCTAACAAATGTAAACATTTTGAATTTTTGAACGCAGATATATTTAGGCAAGATGAAAACGGAAATTTTGCGGAGTATAAGCCAAGAACAGTAATCAAAAGTGATTATGAACAAATGAAAATGGGAGGTTGAACGGCAATGAAAGATATTAAAGATATTGAATTAAGACTAATGAAAGACCTTAATAATTGGAAAGAAGTTACAAAAGGTTTATATCGTGTTGTAGTCGGTACAAATGTTTGCTATGAACTTCATATCAATATACGCAAATTTGATACACCTATTTTAATGGCAAACGCAAGTTTGTTTTTAGTCGGTAATTGGTGCGATAAAAATGGAGTTAGTTTCTTTTCAAGAGAGTGTTTGTTAGAAAAACAAAGTGTTAAAAATTGTATTGAAAAAGCAATACAAGATTACAAGGAAAATATGAGTTGAGGGAGTAGAAATGACAGATAGAGAGCGTATACATAACCTTGTCGACAAGGTATGTGATTTATCTATTAAAGCAATAGATAAAATAACGGAATTAAAGCAAGAGAACAGCAAATTAAAACAGCAAGTTGCAGAACTCGAAAAGCCAAAGAAAAAGCGTAAGTTTAGGGCTATGACTAATGCGGAGTTTTGCGTTAAGTGGAGGAAAAATCATTTATTTTGCAAAAGTATCGTCAGCGGCGGTTACTGCTGTCCTATTAGTCCGACTGGTAATTGTTTCCGAGAGAGTTTTTTGAACAAGCCCTACATAATAAACGGTAAATACATATTGATTGAGGTGAAAGAATGACACAAAATGAAATTCAAAAATATAAATATGACAACAAAACTCTTTTGCCTTGTGAAAGAGAAAAAATAATCAAAGAACATCTTGAAAAAGCAATAGCACTTTTAGATGTGGAAATAGTAATTCAAAGTATGTATAGTCAAATGGACTATGGCTCATTAGACACAAGTAATTACAAAATAGCAAAAGAACTGCTTGAAAAAGCATTGAAGAAAGTAAAAATATGAGAGGTAAAAAAGAAATGACAAACAAAGAGGTTAGAAACAATTTTGTTCAGAATTTAGCTGAAAACGCTTATATAAATATGTGTTCGGTAGAAGAAATGAACATTGCTATAAAAGCACTTGAAAAACAGATACCGAAAAAGCCGATTTCTTTTAAGAGAACTGCACACGATTTTCAAACTGAATTTTGCAAACATAGTGGAAAGTCTTGCGAACATATTAAAACTTATAATCACGAGTACAAATACACAAGTTATAAATGCCCTTGTTGTGAACATTTAATTTCGGACGGAACTCCAAGTTACTGTTGGAATTGCGGACAGGCAATAGATTGGAGTGAACAGAATGGCTGATTCAATTGATAGAAAAGAGTTATTAAATAATAGACCGGAATATCTTAATCCACAAATGGAAGATGAAATCCAGAGTGCAAGGCATAAGGGGTGGAATGATTGTAACAGTTATTATTATGATTTGATTATTAAACAACCGAAAGTAGACACAGAGCGACACGCTCATTGGATATATGATGAATATGGCGAAACCTGTAGTTGTTCAAATTGTGACGAAGTTTTTAGTGTGAATCCTCACGAAAAAAACAGAAGTAATTATTGTTGCTTCTGTGGTGCGAAAATGGATGAGGTGGTAAGCGATGACACTTAAAGAACTTGAAGAGTATTCGGTTATAGCTAATCAAATACAATCGTTTCGTCATGAGTATATACCCTCATTCATTAAAGGCGTTGATACAACTAAGAGCAATGTTCAAAGCTTTAATATAGCCGACAGCACAGCCGATACAGCATTTGAAATGCTTGAAATCAATCAGTTTATTAAAGACGAGTATAAACGGCTTTGCGAAAAGCTGAAAGCTCTGAACGATTACATAAACAGTATTGATAACGAGGTGGTAAAGGCTATTGTTATTCAACATTGTTGTTTTGGCAAAAGCTATGACGAAACTGCTAAAATTCTTAATTATTCAAAATCTACTATTTACGAAAGACTGAAAAAATATTTTGGAAAATAGCAAAATCCGAACAAAAAGAATAGAATTGAACGATAGCTTTGTGATATTATATACTTATAAAATTATATAAATCCCCTTGAAGCAGTGAGTTGAAATATGCTCACTGCTTATTTTTATGTGAGTGATTAAATGGGAAAGGATGAAAATGTAAGAACGCTTTGCTATAAGTGTAAGCAAAATTATGAAAGTGCAGGCTATAAGCTGAAAAGCATTAAGACAAAATGTAAAACAAGTTGTGATTATTGCGGACGGCTTGGCTTTGACTATAGAATAAGCGAAAGGAGTAAGCTTTATGGCAAAAGGTAAATATGAATATTGGCTGACCGATGAGGGCTTGCTCCAAATCGGTGGATGGGCAAGAAACGGTTTGACCGATGAACAAATCGCTCATAATATGGGAATATGCAGAGATACTTTGATACAATGGAAAAAGAAATTCCCCGACATTTCCTACTCCTTAAAAGTTAATAAGGAAGTTGCCGATATTCAAGTTGAAAATGCGTTATTTAAAAAGGCATTAGGTTTTAAGGCAGTTGATATTATATATGAGCAAGTGAAAAATGCTGATACAGGCGAGTATGAGCTTATGCCGGTAAAGAAAACCGAACGAGATGTACCACCTGATACTACCGCCCAAATTTTTTGGCTTAAAAACCGTAAGCCTGATGTTTGGAGTGACAGAAAGGATGTTACTTTAAACGGAAAAGTTAATACCGTTGCAGAAATGACGGATGAAGAACTTGAAAAAAAGATTGCAAGCATTGAGAAAGAACTCGGCATTACAAATGAATAATAAAGAAAAGTTAAATTCACTTGAAGAACTTTTAAAGCTCAAAAATGAGCTTAAAATACGAAATGCAAGAAAATCATTCTTTGCATATTGCAATCAAAAAGCAAGTGACTTTTATAAGCCTAATCGCTTATTTCTTGTTGACTTCTGCAATCAACTTCAAGATTTTTATAATTCTGATGATGAGGTGTTTATAGTTAATATGCCACCTCGTCACGGTAAGTCAAGGACGATAGGCTGTTTTGTTGAGTGGGTACTCGGTCAAAATCAAAGTGAAAAAATAATGACAGGCTCATATAACGAAACACTTTCAACGAATTTTTCTAAAACCGTAAGAGATACCATAGCTGAGGAAAAAGGCGATGACACAAAAATTGTTTATTCCGATATATTTCCTAATGTGAAAATCAAAAAAGGCGACGGCGCTATGAATATGTGGTCGCTTGAAAACGGATATAACAATTATCTTGCAACTTCACCGACAGGTACAGCTACAGGCTTCGGCGCATCAATTATGATTATAGATGACTTAATTAAATCGTCTATGGAAGCATACAACGCAGATGTGCTTGAAAAACATTGGCAATGGTTTACGAATACAATGCTTTCAAGACTTGAAGAACACGGCAAAATCATTATTGTAATGACAAGGTGGCACAGCCTTGACCTTGCAGGCAGAGCCTTAGAACATTACCAAAATATCGGTGTTAAGGTAAGGCATATATCGTATAAGGCGAAACAGGATGACGGCACAATGCTTTGTCCTGAGGTGTTGTCGCTTAAATCATATGAAAACAAGATAAAAGCAATGGGTGCTGACATTGCATCGGCTAACTATCAGCAAGAGCCTATCGACATTAAAGGTAGATTATACAGCAATTTTAAAACTTACGATAAACTGCCACTTGACGGCACAGGCAAGCCATTATTTACGGATATACGAAACTATACCGATACAGCTGATGAGGGCAGCGACTACTTATGTAGTATATGTTACGGTGTCTACAATAAAGAAGCATATATCCTTGATATTTTATATACCAAGGACGGTATGGAAATAACCGAACCGGCGACGGCAAAAATACTCATTGATAATAAGGTCAGAAATGCCGATATTGAAAGTAATAACGGTGGCAGGGGATTTGCTCGAAGTGTTAAGCGAATAATTGAAGAAAAATACCATAGTAATTATTGTAATATCCGGCCTTTTCATCAGTCGCAAAATAAAAATGCGAGAATATTATCAAATAGCACTTGGGTAATGGAACATATTTACTTTCCAGCTAATTGGAAAGACAGATTTCCTGATTTCTACGATTCAATGGTAAGGTATCAACGAGAGGGCAAAAACGCACACGATGATGCGCAGGATGCTATAACAGGCGTTGCTGAAAAGTGCAATGCAAAAAGTAATTTTAGTTTTGATTAAGAGCAAAGGCGCTAACCTCTGCTCTTTTTGTTTGGGGTGATAAAATATATGTTATTTAATTTCATAGCAAATGAAGATGCTTACGATAGACTGATTAGAGAGAACGCAACAGAACAGTTAACCGATAAGCAGTTTATTGAAAGAGAAATACGCAGATTTAAAATATCAATTAAGCGCCACGAAATGTATTGTGGCGAAAATTACTACAAAGGCAAGCAAGATATTTTGCGTAGGAAAAGAACGGCGATAGGTGAGGGCGGTAAGCTTGAAAGTGTGGATAATCTGCCTAATAATCGAATAGTTGATAATCAGTATCAAAAAATGGTAGACCAAAAGAATAATTTTCTCTTAGGCAATCCTATTACTGTTCAAGGCGATAATGAAGAATATATCAAGCTTCTGCAACAGCAATATTTTAACGCAAAGTTTTGCAGAACGCTTATAAACTGCGGTAAGGATTTAATTAACTGCGGTATTGGGTGGCTTTTTCCTTGCCATAATCAATTTGGCGAGCTTTATTTTAAGCGAATTAAGCCGTATGAACTTATACCCGGTTGGAAAGATGCAGAGCATACCGAGCTTGACTATATGATACATATTTATCCTGTAGTGGTTTATGAGAAAAATTCAAGCGAGGATAAGGTTATTGAAAGGGTCGAGGTGTGCGATGAGGGTGGCATTACGTATTTTGAATTAACGGACGGCGGCAGTCTTATACCTGTTGCGCCTTTCCATTCAAATTATTTCGCTATGACTGACTGTGACGGCGTAACAACCGAATATAATTGGCTGAAAATACCTTTTATTCCGTTTAAATTCAACGCTGAGGAAACACCACTGATAAGAAGAACAAAATCATTGCAGGATGCGATTAATACTATCGAATCTAATTTTCAAAATGCAATGGAAGAGGATGTAAGAAATACTATTCTTGTTCTTGTTAATTATGACGGAACAGACCTCGGCGAATTTAGGCGCAACCTTGCAACCTATGGCGCTGTTAAGGTTAATACTGCTGATGGTGGCGGCGGTGATGTTCGTACACTTCAAATTGAAGTGAAAGCCGAAAACTATAAAGCAATCTTGGATATACTCAAAAAAGCCTTGATTGAGAATGCTATGGGCTATGATGCCAAGGATGATAGGCTCGGCGGTAATGCCAACGAACTTAACATTCAGTCAATGTATTCGGATATTGACCTTGATGCTAATGGTACTGAAATTCAGCTACAAGCTGCTTTAGAGGAAATGCTTTGGTTTATAAATGCACATTTATATAATACTAATGTAGGCGATTTCAGCAATGAAACCGTCGATTTTATTTTTAACAGAAATGTGATGATTAACGAAAGTATTATTATTGAGAATTGTCAGAAGTCACAGGGCGTTATTTCGGACGAAACAATTATTGCTAAGCATCCGTGGGTGGATGACCCTCAAAAAGAGCTTGAACGCATTGAAGAGGAAAAGCAAAAGAACATTGAGCAGTATAGCAATGTCTTTAATAACAATCAAGATGACAACACAAATGATAATAGCGACGGTGATGAATAATGCCGAAGAAAAACCGAGAGTATTGGCAAGAAAGATATGAGCAGCTTGAAAAGTCGGCACATTTGTATTCATTAAGTACATACGCTCAAATTGAGCCTGCATTCACACAGGCGCAAATGGAAATACAAAAGGATATTGATGCTTGGTACGGTAGAATTGCCGTTAATAACAATGTAACATTGCAAGAGGCTAAGAAACTTTTAACGGCTGATGAATTGGCAGAGTTCAAGTGGGATGTAAACGAATACATTAAATACGGCAAAGAAAACGCTATAAATCATCAATGGGTTAAACAACTTGAAAATGCTTCGTCTAAGTATCATATCAACAAGCTTGAAGCCTTAAAAATACGAACACAGCAAGCTGTTGAAAAGGCATTTGGCAATGAACTTGATGCCGTAGACAGTATGGCAAGAAAAGTTTATTCAAATTCGTATTATCATTCGATATTTGAAATGCAAAAAGGCTTTAATATGGGCAGAGAGATAGCCACTATTAATGAAAAGGCACTTGAAAAGATTATAACTAAGCCTTGGGCAGCTGACGGTAAAAATTTTTCGGACAGAATATGGCAGTCAAAGGCTCAGCTTGTCAATGAGTTACATAATCAGCTTACAAGGACTGTCCTACTCGGCAATAAGCCCGATTCAGCCATTAAGGCAATATCAGATAAGTTTAATGTATCAAAAAGTCAGGCAGCTAATCTTGTGATGACAGAACAAGCATATTTTCATTCTTTGGCGACTCACGATTCGTTTAAAAGTATGGGCATTGAACAGTATGAATTTCTTGCAACGCTTGATAAGAAAACTACGCAGATGTGTCGCTCAATGGACGGTAAGCATTTCCCTATGAGTGAATATATGCCGGGCGCAACAGCGCCACCACTTCATCCAAGGTGTAGGAGCGTAACCGTGCCGTACTTTGATGACGAATACTCCGACCTTTTCAATAACGGCTCAATGAGAGCCGCAAGGAACGAGGACGACAAAACTTACTATGTTCCTGCTGATATGAACTACAGAGAGTGGGAAAAGCAGTTTGTAGTTCAAAAGTCTAAAGGCAAATCTTCGGGTAAAGGCAATGACTTAAATAAAACAAAATTGCCTAAACTTATTAAAATAATTGATTTTAATGATAAAATTGCTATAATGAAAGAGATAGAGGACTTTGAAAAGAAAGCTGTTGAGTTACCGTATGAAACAAACTGTACAGTTACAGCCGACGGTAAGGTTTGGAATATTGACGGTTCAGATGGTTTTGTTGATGCGGAGCTTATTCAAACACAGAATAATGGTTCTAATCTCAATGGCTCTTATGCTTATCATAATCATACTAAAGAGAATACACATTTTTCGTTCAGCGGTGAAGATGTTGGCTTTTTTTTGGAGCTTGGCGAAACATTTTCAACAGCCTCCGATTACAAGTATT